TGTTTGATCGTCTTCATCAAAGTCAGGAAGAGCGTGGATAAGGTTATCTAGAGGGTTCCCTTGGGTAGGTACGCCATCTATGCCATTGTCTTTAAGAAACTGACGGGCTACGTTAAGGATACTTGCGGTAGTGTCACCAGCCTGTACTTGACCTAGTAACTGGGTAGCTAACTCTTCGTGGAGTAGCGACATTATTTCGTCTAAGCGTTTGTTACTCATTTCGTGAGTCCTTTTGCTTTCTCATAGCTTCTTAGTCCACCTAAACCGAGGAGGGACATAACAAGTGTGGAAAGTTCTGCTGCTTGAATCGTTGGGAGTTCTGCTGGTAGTGCATAGAATGCGTTGATAAGTCCAGCAAAGGGGAGGATAAGGAATTGGTAACCAAGACCAATTGCACATACCCACCCTATTGCAGGTCTCCAGCCAGCCACGAACACGGAGCTATGTTTAGCACCTTCGATGTTTGCCATCGCTTGTAAGTTGTGGGGTTTCTGGAGTAGTTCAGTCATCTTAAGAGTCGCTGTTGCTTTCTCTTCATCAGATGTGAACAGGTCATCAAGACCTTCCATGACACTCCCAGCAATCCCAGCGAAGGGATTGAGAGAGGTCATATAGTTTTCCTAATTAGTTATAGAGCAGCTAGTTTAAGCATCCCCATGAGTCCTAAGTTGTCTGCGAATACAGCAATAGCTGCTCCTATAGCAATCCATTTGATTTGCTTTAGAGTTAGGATGATGAGGTCTAAGGTTTTCTTTAGGTCGCTAGAGGTTTCTTTGAGAATAGCTATCTCATTCTCATGCCCATCAACGCGCCACTTTAATTCCGTTACTACTTCTTTGAGTTGTTCCATGTTGGCCTGTCTTTAGGTTGTGGAGAGCTATACGTCTGTTGCGTCTGCAAACTCTGGAAGAGTCTTTAAATGGGTGTATGCTTGTTTGAATGGATTTTCACCTGCAATATCATACGCACAAGTGAATACAGTCTCCTCAAAGAAGGGTTTTGTTATATCAACATAAGTCCTTAGATGAAAAGATAGTGCAGTCTTTGTCAGTTTAGGTTGCTCTACTCTCAAGTAACATCCATCTACTATGACACCGTAATTTGTTTCTACTGCTTTATTTAACGCCATTTTAATTCCTGTGTATTATTAATAATACTTATTGGTCTGTGATGTAAGTAATTGAGAAGTAACTGATGTCAGACACGCCATTAGTTAAGTGGCTAGCTGTCAAATATGAATTTGAGTGTTCTCTTAGGAATACTGTTATATGCCCTCCACTACCTGCAATGGGTATAGGTGCGCCTGATGCAATGCCGCCATCATTAGTTAATACGCAACTACCAGCAGCTCCAGATGTAGCAGCAATCTTCACTCTATAAGGTAGATTAATGCCTACTAGGTCAGTTCCTGTGAACACTGAAGTGTCTATATTATTGTAGCTTCTGAAGGTTACTGTGACTAAATTACCAATCCTTACGAAGTAACCTGTGATTGATGTGGGAGATACTTTAGCTAGTGTTAAATCCGTAAGCGCCACTGCGTAGGTATCCTCTTCATACCCACTTCGATTAGAACTATCGTCATATAGTGCAGTAGGCTCATTAAATAAATACATAGTGCCATTAAGAGCAGACCAGCCTGAGTATTTTGTATCCCTAACTATAATATCTAATGCGCCAGCTTCTACCTGATGTATTACTTTACCTGTCGCGCCAACGTACATTCTAGGGTTACTGCCTTGTATATCCACGCCTGACGCAGTAGCCTCTATCTTAAAGCCTATTGTAAATACAGGGTTTGGAGCCACTCCTAAGTTATTACAAATAATATAGTTGTTTTCCGCAGTAAGTCCCCCGCAATGCTCTGCTGCAATCTGTACACCATCATTAGTATCAAACTCACAATGTGTTACCTTTAAAACCTTGCTGCCCGAAGCATTAGCGCCAGTCCCTTTAGTTACTTGTAGACCAGTTCCGTTATTGTAAAATATGCCACAACTATCTATGACACAATTGTTCATACTCTCTAGCTTTATTCCACCTAGCGCGTTTAAACCTATGCGACACTGGTACATATTCCAACTGTATTGAAGACCACCAGAAGCAGAAGATGGGAAAACCCCCCAACCACCACAACTAAGGATTTCAACGTGTCTGATTATTATTCCTGCACAATCTGTGTAATCGCCTACTGTAGATAATCCATAAATGCCGTGGGAACCCATGCCATTAATAGAAATATTTTCTATAGTGCTTAACCTAGTACCCTCAAGATGGATACCCATAGAGCCAGCGTTTGTAGTGGTGTCTATAATCTTTAAGTCTGATATTTGAAAACCATAAGCAAAGTCGGAAGGCGCGTTACCAGAAGTAACCTTGATGAAAGCACCTGAATTCTGATTATCAATTACAGTCTTTGATGCACCAGCTAATGTTAGAGATTACGGTGCAGTAGGTGATGGT